TTTACCTCTTTTAAATAATAAATATAGTTAAGTGTTATATTGCTATTTATACATATTTTAATTTTGGTATATAAATTTCAAATTGCCACAGTCCCACACTACATTATACCCATTGTTTAACATATTCTGTCGTTCTGTCAAACTAGCGTCAAAGTTGTCAAGCTTATCCTTTAATTTATGCTTCTGAAATGCAATCCGACTCAACAAAGTTTTGTTATCCATAGTATAAAAATAATTAGGTGAAGTCTTACCAATAAAATCAAACCCTATGGCATTATATAAATTACCATTAGACCATCTTCGATTTGCATAAGAAACGATGTTTCCTTTATGTAATTTAACAAAATGAGCTAAAAGCCTACTTGCACCACCAACTACACATGTATTTATTTTATTACAGAATCGGCTCAGCTCCCAAGGCACATTCTTATCATATCTAGACTTACAAAAAGTCATTATAGAAACAAGACAATTATCAAAATATAAACCATAACTATATTTTGCTATATCCGACCCCTGTAAATGATTTTCATTAAGGAATATATTTTTATCCTTCGTGGTTACTTCTTTTATTACACACTTCCTTGCGTATAATCTATTAGGTGTTAGGTTGAGTGAGTTTGCGATAACGCTTTTCCATATATCTGGTTTATCATACCATTCATTATCAAACACATGAAACAACTGAACACCTACTTCTTGGCATATTTCGGTTTTATTCAAGTGATAATGCTTATCTTTCCCTTTAGCTTCACTATGCCAATATAACCCATCCAATTCAAATGCAGATTTCTTATCAGCCACATAAACATCAAGTTCTTTTCCATTTAATAATACTCTATCGTTGGGTATAGCAGAATGATTCAACCCATGTACAAAATCAAATAACTGTTTTTCTGCGTACGACCCGCCGCCAAGGTATTGTGTTAGCCCATACCGAGCCATGCGATTAGAAAATAAGGAAGGTGATATACCAAGCGAATTAGCCAATACGTATTGTGGTGTAAGTGTGTTTTTGGTTAATAGATGTATCATATTAACCTTTGATGCAATCACGCCCATTGTGGAGCTACCTATACGCCTATAACTATGGTGATTTGACCCTTTTATACAATCCTTAGCGTGTCCTTTTGTTGCAATACTAATCTTAGCGCGAGCCAACTTCGTCTTAGCCCCATTAGATACACCATATCTAGTCATACATGTTTGCTTAACCGTATTTGGATTATTATAATTTTCATCATTATATCTTTCTAGTTTTGTTTTCTTCATCGCGACGATAGAGGCATTCCATGATTCTTTATCCCTAGATAAATGAGTCGCTGAACACTTCATTGATTTTTCTACACCTTTATTTGAACACTCAGAACAATACTTGGATATACGATTAGTAGACTTAAAATAAGATATATTAACATTGCATGATTGGCAAGTCGGCTGTGTTGATACATTATTCAATGCACAAAATATAGAACATGACCACGTTCGATTATCGCCTGTATCTGAAAAAGAATTAGTTAAAGACACCAATTTGTAATACAAATGAATATGCTTAGGATGATTCTTCGCCCACCAGCTTTCGCGACCTGACCAAGTATTTAATTTATTTTTATCGGTGATGCAATTATTTAATATAAATGTCTTATCTTCTTCTGAAATCATGTAATTATTCGTCCTTAGAATATTTGACCCTAGTTAATAAAAAAAAAGGTGCGGCAGGACAATAGGATTTTGTCTTTTCGGGAGCTACCCTAGCCGCACACATATGCTTACATATTTTTACTTACTTAGCAATCACTTCACTAAATTCTACATCAGTTGCTACAGCAGTGAATGTAAGATTAATGTAGTTAATGCTCCTAGCAGGTTTCAAGTATATTCCTGCACGGAACTCATTGTTGTCGATAACATAGCCTGTGTTGTTAGATTCATCACAAACAACACGGAAATCTGTCAAACCTTGTCTACCCATGATATCACGTAGGAAAGGCGTAACCATTTGAACAAAACGAGCGCGAGTAAACACATTGTTCAATTCAAACAAGCTATACTTAGCTGAACTTGAAATTGCTTTCTCCAAAACAATGAACAAACGACGAACATTTACATGGTCGAATGCGCTTGGTTTGGTCTGCAAAGTCTTATCACCTAATAGTACAGTACCTTGACCTTTCTGTGACACAATTGGATTGACTGCATTTTTGTACAATTCATCGCGGAATGTACGTTTAGGATTCCATGCCAATTTTGTAACGTTCTTAATGAAGCCACGGTTATAACCTGCACCTGAGAACCATGCATCGCGCACGAAGTCAGTATAAGCATATAAGCCTGCATGGTCACCATTAAGCGGGACCCAACGATAAACGTCATTATAACGGTCATACTGATACTTATAGTTACAATCCATGATAGAGTAGCTTGTGTTACCAAAAGCCTGTCTAGTGAGGATTACAGCCGATGTAGCAGCACTATCCGTAACACCAACACAATCGGTTTGTAATGGAGATACAAAGTTTACACAATCTTTACGAATTTGTGCAACATTTTGGTCTACCCACGCACCAACTGCAGGAGAAGCACCACCAGTAACACATAGGTTGATATCAATCTCATCTGAATTTTGGAACAAAGCCCAACCACGCATGTAGTCAGCGTCAGAAAGAGCAGTACCATTATTACCACCACCCATAGGGATAACAGCAGCCGCGAAGTTATCATAACCCAATGGTGTAGCAGGTGTAGTAGTTGTAAGCAATACGCTTTCATTGAACCAAATGTATTGTGAAGTACGGTTAATCAATTCACCTGCATAGATGTTTGTTCCTGCATAATCTTTACCTGCAGGGTCACGTGTAACGAAGTGGCGTTCGACAATAGCACCTGCATCAAACACAACAACACAGAACTCATCACCTGTAGGTGCATAAGTAAACTCACCTTCATAAGCCCAACCAACGAATGAACTTGCATCAGCAATTGCAATGCTTACAGTATTTTGCTTGACACCAGGAAATTTAGCCACAACCAAATGCGTAGAAACATCCAAAGTACCTGCTAGATTCTGTGCATCATAGTCAGTTTTATTTTTGATAAGTACGCCTAGACTTGTAGGTGTAATAACACCTGCCGCAATAGCGACTGTAGCACCTGCATTTAGGGCTGTAGCATCATCGACAACACGAATGAACTGTAGTGCTGTAGAATAGGCTAAAAAGTTAGCCGTACAGAAGAAATCTTTGAAGTTAGCGTTAGTCGGTAAACCAAACTGACCTACAAAAACATCTTCCTTATTAACTAATGTTGCTTCTTCAACTGGTCCAGTCTGTGCTGCACCAACTGCAGCGGCAATAGATGTAGATACTGCCGCAATGGAAGTTGTTAGGTCTTGTTCGGTGAAATCAACACCAGGTGAAACTTGGAATCCCATATTTTTCTCCTTATAAATTTAACTTTCAGAATAACAAAATTATTATAGTATGTGCTATTTATGCTTTGTAGAATTTTCATGTTTCTAATTTATATGATATGACCAAAACTCATAATCTCATCTTCCTCATCACCATGTCTAATTACATGAAAAGGTAATAATAATTCTTCCATTTCCTCGATACTTTCACTGAAGATATCAGAACGTAAGTTATGAGCATCACGCAATTCTTCAAAAAATGGCTGACTAGCTAACCAAGCAAACAGAACCATGTTCATCACCATATCGTCATGATAACCTTTATCAGCCTCATAAGAGAATCTTTTAGCGATAAAGTTTGTAAGTTCTACGATAGCATGGTAGTCATGCGTGATTAGCTTTGTTGATTCTATTAAATCTTTAAGGTTTGAACACCCATTAGCCTTCACAGATTTGGTTGTCCTAACACCAAATCCCTTACCATCTAGACTAGGGATAATATTTTCATACTCCAAATCATCATTAAGTCCATTAACGATTGATTCACCGATATCATTAGTCTCTATCAATACCCATGCCTCATTATATATGTTGGACACGTGAGCAATAACATCAGGAAAGAACATAGGTGATATCTTATTGTCTCTGAATGTAGCTACTACTCGAAATGGATAATCAGTGATGTCAAATACAGTAAAGGTAGAGTAATCTATACCACGTCCATGAGCCACATCCACTACAGTAACATAGCTTCTATCTTCATTTGGCTCTATGTAATATTTAAGAGTATTATTGTAAGCAGATTTGATAGGTGTCTTGGATGTCATAGCTGAAATGCAAGCTGATGAAATAAGAGTATTCGAACCACCCAAGAAATCGGCTTCAAATTCTTGTTGGAATTGTTGATGTGACATCGAAGCGCGTGTGATACGTTCCCATTCAGCATCTTTAGTTGGGTCATCACGCCATGTGTATTTAAGAGGTACATAAGCTGACTTACCAAAATTAGGTCCAGCCACCAATGATTCAATAGCATCATTATAGAACTTGTGGAATAGGTTGAATCCACATGGGGTTGAAGTCATGATGATTTTAGAGTTCTTACCTGATGAAATTACAGGATAGGTTGAAGTGTAGAACTCTTCTGCATTTTCGATAAACGCGAACTCATCAAGCAATACCACATCAACAGAACGACCACGAATGGATGATGAAGATGTTGCAGCACAAAAGATTTCAGAACCATTTGAAAATTCAATGGACGTTTTATTGATATTTCTACAGCCAGGCTGTAGAAAGAATGGTAAGCACTCTAACATGAGGTTTACGCGACTTAAAATTTCCTTAGCTGTGGATGCTTTATTGGCTAATAGTGCAGCGGTCTTATCATTATGGAAAATCGAGTACCACAATAGGAATGCTGCAGATGTAATTGATTTACCTTGTTGTCTGCCTGATACAACAACTGTACGACCATTTTCGGTATAGGAAGTAATCATTTCCTTCTGAAAGTCATATAGTTTGAATAGAGTCTTACCTAGATTCAAGTTAATGATATAGATGTAGTTCTCTATGAAATAGATAGGGTCTTCTTTACAATGCTTGTACTCTAATATTTCATTTTTAGTGAAAGAGTAGCTGCTATTGTGTGCACGTATTAACGGATTTCCTCTATGTATTCCTGTAGCCATAGGTGACTATTTATACTCATTGAAAATTAAAGCTTGCAATAAGCTTTTTTGGTAGTATATTTCGCCATAGGAATACAAAATATTGAACGGAGATTATTATGACCTTTATTAAAACTATCAAACACGACGATAACTTGGATATTACAGGTAAGAGAACATACTCACAGTACGCATCAGCAGGTTCAGTAATGGGCTATGCAGCAAGTAATGGCGATGACCCTATTGCAGCTTACAACAAGACTGTAGCACGTAACGAAGAAATCAATGCAGGTGAGTCTGCAAAGTATCATCAAGACTCAATCCGTCCTTTAGTTTGGATTAGCCTATCAGCAACATGTATCAGTGCATCGCCACAACCTAAAGTTAATCGTATCAAATTAGCCCTTGGTGACGAAGTTAAATTCGAAGGAAACATATACAAAATTACACCAGAGAACAACGACAACTTTGGTCTTGAGTTTCAACGTGTTTATGATAGGGAAACAGAATACAAGCGTATGCAGGACGTATCATGAACAATAAAATATTAGGTTGGTTCAAAAGATGGTCAAGGATTTGATATCGAAGGAAAAGCTACACAATGGTATTTATGATATCTACTCATTAACCGAGAATATCAACCTAGTATTCGACTACCTACCAGACGATTGGCTTAAGGATGACATCTATTATTTAAGTCTATAGAGGCAAAAGAAAAGCTTGCTATTAGCTTTTATATAATCATATAATACGCATATTGAAACTTTGAACGGAGATTATTATTATGAACATGACCAAACAAATCATCAATCCTGAAAATTGGGTAGACACTGAACTAGAAATTTCAACGAACGATGACAACACTATTCTTGTTGTTTATGATGAAAGATATAAGCTTGTTGAAACTGATTGTGTTGGTGTTAAACACCTACTTAATAGTGAAGATATAAAGGTAGTTTCTGTGTATACGGACTATACCGACTCTTTTACTGTTATGGGTGGTGGGTTTACTTTCTCAGATAAAAATCCGCTTATTGCTTGTGCAAAATTTCTAGGTAATATAGGATGAAAGAATATGGCGGTATAATCTGGAGGGAAAATTAGTGGTATATGGCTAACCATAGATTCACGAAAAACCCAAACTAAAACTAATGACACTTATGGCGTAACCAATGATATTGAAGATGCATCAAATATGTACATGATACCGCACAACCTAAAGATAGATTTGAGCCTGTAGAAGTTAAGATAAAAATTACAATAGAAATAAAGGAGAAATAACACTATGTGTAAACGTACAACAATGATTGAAGAAATGGTAAAACTTAAAGGTATTGCTGATGATGCGAATAAAGCATATCAAGATAGCCTAGCTAAAATTATGGCTAATATGAACTCATCTGGTATCACAACTGATGAAGTGCCTCACGTAGCTAAGGTTACTATCACATGTCAGACATTAACAGATAAAGCTGCATGCGAAGCTGTACCTGCATATGTTACTATCAAAGCGCAAGAAGCTGTATTGGCTACACAGCGTAAAGAAATTGAGAAAGACCATAAAAAGAAAGGTACGCCATTCTTGAAGGTTACTATCAAAGCATAACATTGGATGGAGCACCTAATATTTTAGGTGCTCTTTTTCTTTGCCTCTTGTGCCTCCAAGAAACTTATTAAGTCACTTGGCTTACCATCAAACACACTCGGCTCTTCGCCTTCAGTTGTTTCAGGCTTTTCTATATTTTCTTTTGTTCTAATTTCAGACATAGTTTTATGTAATGCTATTAGGTCAGCACCCACACCTGAAATGGTTTTGCTTAGACCACCAACAACTTCAAATGCTCTAGGATGTTTAGTCTCATTAGCTGACGTTAAAGCACCAGCAAGAGCCTCTGATGTCTTCATCATAGTATCAGTAAGGATAGAGCGAATTAACTCATAGTCACCCTTCCTATCCTCTTTAGGTGATAAGGATGGTTTTATCATCACTGTGTGTATGACTTCGGAATCTTCAATATCTTTCTCATCCATTGGCATCAACCCTAAAGAGTCTTCAATATCTGCTCTACTCACTTAAATACCAACATTCTTACCTTTTTATGCACCTGAGCCACCACCAACACACTCTTCACCTAAAATAATAGTTTCTGTGCTTTTCCATGGTAATTCATTTTTCATTTATTACGTCTCCACTATCGTTTTAGTTGTTGCTGTTTGTATTGTGGTCTGCACAACAGGTGTCATCAATGGATTAACACTGATTTCTGTAATAGCTTTCTGTATAGCAGCTTGGTCATGAATAATTGGATACAAACTAGCTTTTGCTGTTAGTACAATAGTCCAAGACACAACACGGTTATCTTCAAACCCATCTTTATAGTTATCATCAGATTCAATACCTTCCAAAATTAAAGGCATATCCTCATTAACACCTAGACCTGATGGGTCTTTAAGGGTGATATTATATAGTGGACTAAACAAAGGTACAATCTGTTCAATAATCTCTAATCCATCTTCTACATACTTGGTAAAAATATTGAGTGAATATGATAGGTTATAAGGTACAGGATTTCTTTGTGTCAATACATTATTTAATGTGGCTGACGCTATAGTAGAAATATTCTGATGTATAGCACTTTTCTGTCTAGTCATATCAGGTGCTAATGAATCCAAATGATATGATATTCTAGGTAGGTGCTTTTCCAAATCAGCGATATTATCACCACTAGCTTGTGATTCATGTAACTTTGACCAATATGCAGCCCTAGACTCATATGATAGAGGCACTGTAATGTCCTCTGTAAGCGTTCCTACACCATCATGCCTATGCACATGTATGTTATTGAACAAAGAGCCTATCACAGTCGATATTTGCCGTATAGAACCCCTATAGAAGTATCCTGTTAGCATAATGTATAATTATCCTCTCGAATCGCCAAATGGATTGTTCTCATCAAACGCCTGTAAAGCTAATCCATTGGTATCTAATATCGCATTATCACCAAATGTATCTACGATGCCATTTAATGCATCAACTTCAGTGATACCAGTAGAGAATACTTCAGATGACATTGAGTATTTTTCACACTTAACTTGGAATGATGGTAGTGTTCCATTTGCATAGAAAACAGACTCATGCTCTACAAACTTAATTTCGAACAATGACTTAGAAAGTGGCGAATAAATCAAGTCACCTTCCATTGGTCTATCCATACCCAAAACAGCCTTAAATCTGACCTGAGAAAAATGGAATCGAACTTGGTCTTGGATATCCAAACCAAACCCCTGTAATAGGTCACCATTACCTTCAAAGCCCTCTACTGATTCTAAGAATGCTTCGATAGTTGTAGATGCACCAAAAACAGCATCAGGATTTTCATGAAATAGTGGGTCTTCATTGACCAAGGTTTGTGGTATGTACTGAACATCAAAACCAAGTTGCTGAATAGCTTCAGAAATGAAACCATTAATCAAGTCTTGCTCATTGGAGTTCTGACCATTTATACCATGGAGTTTGAAGTGTGGATTAATCATCTATTAAGCCCATTGAGACATAGCAGGAAGTTCATAATCATTCGAAAAATCTTCTTCTAATTTCTCAATTTCAGCAACAGCATCTTCGAACTTTTTAGTGCCATTCATAGTGATTCCGCCAGGAAGTTGGACACCATCAAATTTACTGATATTTTCACCCCATTGACGCTTAATGAGTGCTGTAGTATAACGCTTAACCCATCTATCGTCAAACACATTCGGTACATCAGTAGAATTGAGTGATTTATATGCACGAACAACAACAATATTATTGTAATAAAGGTATGGGTCAGCTAACTCGATAACTTCATCACCTGTAGCAGATGTGAATGATAATTCAACAACAATATCATTCACGTTACTTGCCAACCATGTTAGGTCAAGCACATCCTCAGACCATATAGTACCAACAGAAGCTATCATAGTTCCAATCACAGAACCTGCAGCATCCTTAACAGTTATCACTACGTTTCCACTATACGAATCAGAACGAAAGCCGTTGACCAAGGTGCGGATACCATTAACATACTGACCTTTAGTATCAATAGTGGTAGTTAATGTGTTCACACCTACCTGAGTGGCTGTAATAGTGTTTCCAGATAGAGTACCAAACTTATTCAATACAACATGGTCAGCTACAGTAGGAGAACCAACTAATACATATTGACTCAAGGGAATCTGAATAATATTTGAAGAGCCAACAGAAGAGAAATCCCATTGAGGAACAAACCTGTTAGATACAGGATTGAAAGTATATTCCTTTCTAGCAACCAACATATCTTGCATCAATGATAAATGACTCATAGAGATTTGATATTCTGCTAGATTAGAAGAACCCAAATTCATAAATTGGTCTGCAGCATATTGCCAATCGGCATTAAACATACGCTCACCTGAATCTATAGAAGATGACAATACATCCAATACGGCATCAACATCAGCATCCATAGTAATGTAGCCATTTTTAACATCAGCATGAGTAATAACTTTCTTGATGAAAATTTCATCATATCCTGCATAATGGCGTTCGAAGAAATACTCCAATGCATCATTTACTCTATCATGTGCTTGCGATGTTTCAACTTCAATATTGATTACAGGTGAACCTAGTTTTCTAAATGCATAATCAACCAAGTCATCTATAGTTTGTAAAGCCATGGTATAGTCCTCTTATTTCCTAATTTCATATTGTCAATAACTGCTATTCTAGCAGGACTTAAAAATACCTGTAGCACCAAACATAACAATCATTGGATTTTATATATTCCTGTCTGATTTCCTGTATGGTCGATTAATGCTCCAGCCCTATAATAAGCATACGATAATAGGGCTATTGTATTTTTAATAAGAAACATACTACGACCTCCAAATCACTTGATAATAAACATACCAAATAATAAAACTTCTGCTAATCTATGACCTAAATCATTCCAAAACGCAGACTTTTTCTCACTCTCCAATTCATACTTATATCGTATAGCCATACGTTCAGTAGCACGTTGTTCCATTTCAGAAGCTTTTAGTGCTTTCAATAGGCTATTGGTCACCATAACATTAGCATACGATTCTTGGTCACTCAGTACAAGCATCTTACGATAGCTTCTACGCTCTTTATCCATGGCAATTAAAGAATCATATTCATTATCAGAAACACTCAAAGGTGGAAGTTCTAATGTAATATGTTCTTGTGGTTCTAATGTGTCAGCGATGAAAGGTCTAGAGTTCAACTCAGCCATTTCATCTATCATACTATTAGTCGAAGCACAACCACTCACCAAAAATAATACAACAAGTACGATAATATACTTCCTCATCATTCAACCCTATTGATGTAAGCGAGTATATCAGCTTTCTTTTTACCCTTAGTGCCTTCCTTAAGGTCAGTAACAAGCTTATCACGCTCAGCAACAGCCTTAATATGGCTCTCAATGGCTTTTATGCTTGCGTTCCTAGCTTTGCCTACTTCTGATACCAAAGTGTCGTGAGCAGCCGCTTTCTCAAAAACATCCTTTTGGATATCGGCATCCAACTCAGCAGATTTTCTACCTTGATTAGCAGCCAATTTTTGAGCACCTAGAATTGCAGCGAATAGCCCCAAGAATAGAATACCTATCTGATAGCCGTATGTTTTAAACCAACCTAGAATTTTCATTTCAGGTTTTCCTTTTCGCTAAGTGGTTTAGAGGTAATTGCACGTAATACTGCCATAACAATACCGATACCAAAAATGAAGTATCCCATTTGTTGTTGTGTTAATATGTTACTGAATAGGTGTTGGTTCATTTCAAGGAAACCAATAATTGAAATCAAATGAGCAACGATAAGAGTTTTAGACTTATGAGCGCGTGTTATAATATATGATAATGTCATGGTATTATTTATCCTTGAAGAAGTCTACAATAGCAAGAGATAATGCATATGCTAATTTATCATGACCTTCATCAGTTAGTAAGTATTTTTTGGTGAACATATTGTTATCTATAAATCCTGCTTCAGGAATGAATGCAGCACAATTTGTATGGATTAAAAAGTAGTCTCCGATAGTTCCTGGTGCTGTACCACCCCAATAGAAACCCACTCTACCACCAAGGTCTTTCTCACCCAACTGATTAGCCATAACATAAGAAAATCTATCAGCCTCTTTCTTACGTGATTCTGAATTAGGTGCATGCATTACCATACAACCATAACCTTTAAAATCATCATCATCTTTTACTTCAGCATCAGCATTAAAATGGTAGTCAATAACCATGGCATAAGAGCCTAAATTAATTTTGTTGACTTTTTCTTTTAGTGTGCCATCAATAATGTCAACTATGTAATATTTGCTTCTTAATATCTCAGCAGCTTTAGAAACAACAGATGTAGCGATATCAAATTCATTCACATTATGTACTACATTTACAGCACCTTTACGTTTGGCATTGTGTCCTGCACATAGAGCAACCCTAATCATTTTTTTATATCCTTACCGTAAGCAAATAAACCACACCATTTAAGTTCTTTACATAATGAATAATATAAAGACCAAATAATTGCAATATAAAGGAAAAGCTCAAACAGGCTACCTAGATGAAGGATAAAAACATCATGCGCTTCATCAAGTTCGAAGAATAGTTGAATTGCATATATAGCAAGTAATGGAAGGGAACTAAGAAAAATCAACAATCCCCATGAGATACGTTCATTATTACGGCTAACGCTAAACTCACACTTTTGTCGTGCACATTCTGTATTTCGTATTCCAAAAACAACAATAGCTAATGATAAGATAGAAATGGTAAACATAACTAAAACTGATGCTAGATGTGTATAATCCCACAACTCAAAATGTGTAGCTAATATCATTCTTATTCCCCTGTTCTCCAATTAATCCAAGACAAGCCTTTTTTCTCAGCAAGTTCTAATATATCCTTCGCTAACATACCTGTAATAACCATTAGAGCCATTTCAGCTTTAATATTCATATCAGGTTGCATCCACATAGCTAGAGAATCAACAAGGAAAGCCATCACAATAGAAAGACCAATATTAATAAGCCAAGCAGAAAATACAAATGCGCCAGAATATCGGCTTTTAGATAATGATATAATAGCTGAAGACACCATAGCGATAAAAATCATTATCAAAGTCTTTAGCCAATGTGGGAAAATCCCAGATAAATGTGTAAGGTCGTTTACAGGCATTTTAAATGTTCCTTCAGTATACTTTAGTTCTTGTACGTCATCATAAATTGAGAATAACACATCGTCACCTCTTACCTTCTATTTATACTTTAGATTTTTTTGGGTATTTGATTTTTACTGCTTGACATTTCAAAATATAAGCATTCTGAGCCTTCATATCACCCTTAACAAGAGCATCCAAATACTCTTCCATAGGTGGATATTCTGCAGCGCGTTTTGCCTTGTATGCATTAGCCTTAATTAAATCGGTTGCATACACTACTTGTGCATCAACGGCAACATTTTCAGCTAATGTTAATTCTCTATACTCATGGGTTACTGCATCCTGTAAAAGCAATACACCATTTTCCTCATGGCAACTTACACCAAAAATTTGTACAACCGCTGATAGTCTCATATTACTGCCCCATATTCCGTGATAATTATTTCTGATGTACCTTGTTCATAGTTGTCAGCTTGTGATGCGCTAATACTCACGCACCTATTGGTATATAAAGTAGATGCTTGTGCTGCAGTAACATATAAAGCATACCTAATACTCACGTCTGCTACAGTACCACCAACATCTGTAGTGGTTGCAAATGCATTATCAGGTGTTGAATCTGAGTTATTAAAATAGCCGCTCAACATACAAGCGATACCAAGTCCACCAGTATTATTAGCACCTGCATTTATTCTATTTGCATCCCTATATACATTAAACATAGTATCCCAAGCTGGCCCGCTTCTCTCACCAAACCATCTGCATTCGATGTGTATTGTGCTACCATTACCAAGAGGTACAAAATCAAGGAAGAACTCAGGATGAACTAAGGTATCGACACCAATCGCTAATGCCACAGCAGACGGTAGGGTAATAAGTTTAGACTGTACCTGAAGAACATGGTCTTGCGTGGTATTAAAATTATCAGAACCTTTAAATTTGCTTACCATTATTAGGTATACTCCATAACAATAATTTCTGAGCATCCTTTTTCAAAATTACCTTGAATTGATGCATTATAGCATCTATTATTCCAAAAAGTTTGTGCTGATAAAGAATTAACTACCATTTGATAGTTTATTCTCTGTCCGACAAAAGAACCACTCTTATCTAGAGTTACAACATTTGCAGTCTCTAGTGTTGAATTATTATCTGTATATAAATGACTAGAAGAAACACCAACTAAACCATAATCAGTATCGTTAATACCACAATTAATCCTAGTACCACTACGATGAATATTGAACATGGTATCATGATGCATAGATTGCTCACCAATCCACCTAAAGTAGATTTTGAACTTACTATTATTACCTTTAGCTACAATATCAATAAAATAATCTGGACCAATAAGTGTGTCCTTACGACCTGCAGGAATAGCAGTAGACGATTCAAGAGGTATAAGTTTATTGGTTATCTGTAAAACACGACTATGCGAACTCTTCTTAGTCGAGAAATTATCAGACCCATTCACTAAAGTAGCCATTATGTCTTAAACTCCGTGATACGCATATGTGAAGTAGCGTGTTCATATTCATTAGTCGCTACATTGGTAGCTGTTCTATTTGTATAACAACCAATAGCAGACCACCCAATACCTGTAAGTTGATAGGTGATTGGCACGCCTACAGTAGAGCCTATGGTATCTAATGTGACGATATGACATCTTCCTATGGTACTAGAAAAGTCATTATGATATGGGTCTGTAGTGACACCAATACCTCTACCTACACCTGATTTACCAGGAAGGTTTATCCTAGCCCCATCACGCATCACATTAAACATAGTATTCCACGGTATGCTGACTTCGCCATTCCATAATATATCAACTAAAAATCTACTATTGTTAAATTTTGGTGTTATAACAAGACTAAAATCACCAACGCTTCCGATATTAGTATCAACAGCAGAATCAATAACCATATATGATTCAGCACTAATGACTTTACTAATAGATTGAGCAGTTATACCATCAGTAGCAACTGAAGTAAAGTCATCTGCACCTTTCAGTAGTATTGTCATTAGATAGGTTTTGGAAACTGTGCTTTGATAGCATCAATAGCATCACGAAAAGTAGTTGTTCCATGAACGCTATCCCAATACTGCATATCAAGCTGTTCAGTAACTGATGGGTATGCTTGTGCGCGAAGACTGATGTATGAAGTAGATTCAGCTACAGTAGCCAACCTATCAACTTCTGCCATAATCTTAGCATTACTTGGTTTTTTAACTGTATTGTCAGCACTCCATGAAATAGTATCATCAATAATACCAAACATAGCATTTGGTACTAATGATACGATAGCTTCAGCAATTTTAATATGGTTCTCTACTTTAATAATCATGGTAAAACCTCTACTTCTTCAATATAAAATGTACGACCTGTCCAACCATTTAATATAGAACCATTATAAAGGGTATAACCATCTTGATAGTGTTCAAGTTGGATGGTATGTGCTCCTGCAGATAATCCATCTATCTGTACTTCACCTGACCAACCAAAATACCCTCCATTCCATATGGTATAAGCATTATCTCGGGTGGAATATGCACCCATCTGTTGTTTAGTACCAAAATCAA